TGAACCGAAGATACATCTCCAGTCTGAGAATCCAAAAGAATATCTTTCAGATGCTTTGAAACGCATATTTCCTGTTTCAAAATCTGGCTCCATTGATGTTTTCAAAGGTCTTCTTTGGAACATTTTTAAACCAGTATTGTTCATATCAGTTAAGATAAAGAATGCATCAGTATCAGTTAAGTAATGATTTATTACATAACCTTCTGGGAACATACCCATAGTTCTTAATGCATTTGTGTCGTTATCAGCAGTACCAACTCTAAGGTCACTTTTCAAAATTCTTTGAGCTGTGAACGATAGTTCTTTTGGTATTACTAGCTTTCTAGCTTGTACCGCTACTGGAATATTTCTGTCATCTGTAAAACCACCAATTGAAATAATTGCGTTTTCTAAAGATGATTCAGAAAGGTCAGCAGCCGTAGACGGCTCATTAGCTTGGTTTCCTGCGGCAACAGTTGGGTGGTCAGTGGTAATTAATGGTTTACCATCTCCTCCCGGAAAGCTCGTACTAAACGCATTGTTTAATACATTTGCTCCTTTTACCTGTTTTGTGTAAGCCATTGAACGAGCTAGAGCAGCAGTATATCTTTTTGATAATGTATCATAAAGATTGTCTTCTACCGCTTCTTCAGTAATTGCAAAAGCAAGTGCAACTGTTTCATGCACATATCTTGCAGTCCATTGTTCTGAAGCAGTATCAAATTCTACTGATGCACCCTCTGACTTAGTTGGTGCAGCACCAAAGCCAGTGATAAGAGTTTCCTCTTCAAAAGCTCTGTCTGATGATTCTTCTGTAAAGATTTCAGCGTGTTCACGCTCCCATCTTTTGTACTCCATACCGAATAGGGCGTGGAGTCCCGGCTCCAACTCTTTGACAAGTTGGGTTCTTGATATAACAGCCATTTTATTGTCCTCCTATTATACGCCCGGTGTTCCATCAGCATCAATATGTTGATTCAATTCATGTTCATAAATTGAAACTTCAAGGATACCATTGGTTCCGTACGAGTTGTCTGGTGACTCAAACTTACGATGAATTCGTAAATTAGCAGTTCCAGTTCCTGTTGTTCCACTAACTTCAAATCTGCTTTGTCCAGATAAAGTATCACCAGAACCTGCAACTATGTCAGCATTGTTACCAATGTCGGCAAAGTCAGCAGAGCCTGCTGATTGAACAGCATAAACGATGTTAGGGTCGTCATAAATATAAGCAGTGACATCGCCACTTGCTTGTGTGGTAGTTCCAGTTGGAAAGTATTTAACAAACTTAACTTCTCCGTCTGTTGCAGTATATTGAGCACCTGCGAATACACCTAATATTCTATTACCGGCAGCAGCCACATCAATGTAGCCTGTTGCTAGTAATTTAACACAATCACCAGTAAAAATATTAGATGATGTTCCGCTAGCTATTTTATACTCATTAGCACGAATTTGTCCGCCTGTTAAATGTCTCACTGGTCTTAAACCGAATGCGGCATCTACATTAGCCATATTATTCTCCTAATTGTTAAATAGTTAAAAAACCCGCACCCTTATCTAAAATTATTCTGTAGCTTTCTTTTTACCATAAGATACAGAACTATTACGCCTTTGTGATATTGTTGGCATAGATGGATTTTGTTCTTTTAATAAATCATTGTCAACAGCTTCAGTCTGCATTTGAGTTTTATTTTCAAAATACTCATTTTTAGCATCAGCCATTTCCTTGTCTATCTTAGCAAGAACTAAATCACCTGTTCCAATCACGCCTGCGTATTTTCCAGATTCGTGTACAGGGACATCAAAATCGGGGTGTTCTTCTTTTCTAACGAACTCATAGCCTTCCCGTTTCCGTTTAGCTACGTTTCGAGCGTCATCCTCCCCACCCGTACTCACTCTCAACCATCTGTATTTAACGCCTTCGACATTTGGTTTCGGAGCATCTAGATATGAAGGAGGTGTGTAAGTTATTTTACGTTTCTGATGAGACCTAGATGTTGTCGCATCAGACGATGTTTTATTTTTATTGGTCATTTGTGTTCCTCACAAACTTGGCGTATTCATTTGGTGGCACACCTAATTTTTTAGCCATCGCCAACTGACTAGGGGTCAAAGAGACCTTTTTTGTAGGTGCGGATGAAACACGAGATACACTCGCTACGACTTGTTTTGGTTGTTTTGTTTCCCGTTTCATAGTGGGAAACGCATCTTCCAAACGCATGTCTAATTCAGAATAATACTCCTCAGACGAGGGATTGTATCCTTCCATTTTTAATTGGGCATCAATAGCATACGCTGCTCCCGTTTTAGGTGCATCTTGACCAAACCACGAATTACTTTGTGCCCATTGTAAGGCTCTCGGGTCTGGTTGAGTAGCATTCTGCTGTGCTGACACTTGCTGTTGAGGTTGTGGTGTAACCGAAGGATACACTGGAGCCTCTTCAACTTCTGGAGAATCAAAAAGATGTTTTTGATTTTCCAAAGTTTTAATGTCAACTTTAGCATCTGCAATTGATTCGGCTGCTCTTAACATTCCGTCTGAGTCGCCTGCCTCATGTGCAGATTTATGTTCGCTGCGTGCTTTCTCCAAAAGTTTCTCGGCTGATTCTAATCTGCTGTCATAGTGATTCTTTTGAAGTTTTTTGTAATCTTTATTAAGTGTGTTGTTTTTTTGCAACTCACCTTCTAGTTGAGATATTCTAGATGCATACTGATTACGCTCTGTTTCATAGACGCTCTTTTGCCTCACAAGGTCGTCTATTCTTCGTTGAAGTCTAGATTTTTTTTTCGGTTGTTCTTCTTCCTCTTTCTCCTCTACGGGTTCAGATTTAGTTTCAACAACTTCCTGTTCCTCTTGCTCTTCAACATTCGCTTCTTGAGGTTGTGCCTCATCAGCGTCTGCCGTTTCTTCTGGCTGTTCAGATTGCTCCATAGTTTCTAATGCTTCTTCTGCATCAAATGCTTTGAGTTTCTCTTCCTTGCCATCATCAACGACTTGCATCGGCTTTTTGGCCGAAGAGTCATGTATAATTTGCATAGGTTTCTCCTAAGAATTTTACGCTGTTATAACAACAGCTAATTGAAATAACTAACTTATTTCATTAATATCTGGAACTACTCCCAGAATCTCATCATCGTTCATAATTCTAAGTTCGGCTTGACCATACTTAAATCTATGACCTGCATATTTACCAAACATAACATAGTCACCTAGTTCACACCAAGATTTTGTCATGTCATCTCTTTTGTATGCATCAGTTCCCACTTCAATAACTTTACCAATTGAAGCTATTGCTCTGTGGTCTTCTACAGATTTGCTTGGTAAATATATACCCATGTTAGTTTTGTTAGCTACATCTAATACTTTTATTAGTATTCTGTGACCGACTGGTTTTGGGTATTTATCGTTTTTTAAATCAACTTCTTCAAGTTTAAAAGTAGTGTTACTCATCGTCATCATCCTCTATATATTTAGAAGATTCTTTTATCAAATCTCTTGCGATTTGCAAACCTTGTAGTTCACCAACTACTTTTTTGTAATCTGTTTCTGGTATTTTACCAAAAGCAAAGGCATCTTTTCTGTCAGATATTTGTTTGTCTATCTTTCCAGAGACATGTTTAATAAATTTAATTATTTCCACTTACTTTTTTTTTATAACCTTTTGTAAAGTTTTAGCTTGTCCTGCATGTAATCTAGATGCTTTCTTTAAACCTTTAATTACTTTTTTTACTTTTTTCTTTTTAGACTTTGTTAACACTAAAATACACCTTTAAATTTTGTTCCTCGAATAGCTGCACCAACACCCTTAGAAGATTTAGCTCTTTTCTTTGTAACACTACCACCTTTTTTAAAACCCGGATTACCCTTTGATTTATTGTGTTTAATTACATCTTTTTTAAAACTCTCTATTGCTTCTTCTTGTGTAATACCTTCTTTTTTCATTTTACGTTTAATAAAACGCATAAAATTAGGGTCATTTAAATCATAATCAGCGTTAGGTAGTATAAAACGTGATTTTCCGTTTTTCTTTACGTCACCACCTTCTTCAAATTTTTTTACCATTCCACCATCTTTTTTATTAATTATTTTTCTAATTCTATCCATAGGAATGCCAAATTCTTTATTTAAAGCAGATATCAATTTATCAACCATGCCACCTTGTGGTGGGTTTTTAATAGTTTGTATAATTTTTTTTATTTGGTCTTTATTTTTGATAATTTCTTTACCTGTTTTTATTAATGCCATTAAAATACACCTTTAAATTTTGTACCTCTAATTGCCGCTCCTGCACCTCTAGATTTTTTTGACTTAGCTCTTTTTTTGACCATTCCGCCACCGGCCATTCTGCTTTTTTCCATCTCTTCTTTTACATCACCTGCAAATTTTTGAGCACCTAATGTTGCTGCTCCGCCTGCACCTGCTGCTGTTGATGTTTTTAAAATTTTTGAGCCTAAACCAGATTTCTGTTTAAATCCTAGTTCGTTTAAAACTTTATTAACAAGTTTTTTATCACCAGTTTTAAGTTTATCTACATCAATTCCTATTTGTTTTCCTTTTTCAATTATAGTTTTTGGTGTAATTGCTTTACCTGCTTTAGTAATTAAATTACCCATTCCTAATAATATTTTTGCTAACATATCGTACTCCTATATATATTTTTTTCTACCTTTCATCTTAACAAAAGATGATGGTTTGTATGGTTTTCTTTTTCTTTTCTTTTTAACGTATCCACCTTTTTTTAAATTTTGAGCATTCATGTAAGACTTAATTTGTTTTTCTTGTCTTTCTTTACTCAAATCAGAAAAATTTGGATTTAATTTAGTTAATGCTTTTATTGCATCTGCTCTTTTAATTTTTTTCTTTTCTTTTTTATCTTTAGCTTCTTTTGCATCTAAAGGTAAATCGTCTATAGATGGTTCTTGCTCTAACATTTCTTCTACATCTGCTGCACTAGGCTCTTGTGCTTGTGGTGAAGGAGTCATTACACCTGCTAATTCACCCATAGTAATAGGAACAGTTGTACCTGCTGTTAAAGGTCTTGCTATAGCTTGATTAGTAATCATTTGTCCTGTAGGTTGAACCATATTTTGTAAACCTGTTAAACCTCTGTTAATTAAGTTCATACCGCCTTGCACAGTTCTTTGACCAGTAGGAGAATTAAAAAATCTTCCTGCTGTTCCTAATGCTGCGATACCTGCGGGTATAAGAGGTAAAAGTGGTAAAACCATTACTCTCTACCCTTCATGTTTTCTTTTGCTATTTCACTCATAGTTTTTTCTCTTGCCAAAGATTTATTTGCTCTTGCTCTAAGTGCATCTCTTCTTTCATTAGATTCTATTTTAGAAGCATCTAACTGAATATCTGATTCTGCTTTTGCTTTATCTAATTCTAGTTTTGCAATATCAATCTGTGCATCTGCTGCCTCTTTTTGTTCTTGCATTTCTAGTTGTCTGTTTCTTGCCTCTGCTCTTGCTTGAGAGTCCATTACTTTTCTGTCAGCTTCTTGTTTCTTAATTGCTAAGTCTTGCATTGCAATCTGAACACGAGGGTCAGCCATTTGTTGTTGTTGTTGTGCTTGTTGTGCTGCCTGTTGATTTTGTTGTGACATTTGCATTGCTGCTTGTGCCTGTAACTTAGCAACTTGATTTTCCATTTCTGGAGTCATCTCTGGGTACTCTTCATCTTTACCCGGATTAGATTTATCATACTCTGGAGCAGGTGGTAAATCTGCACCACTCTGTGACATAACAAGTGTTCTATACTTGTGAGCCATGTGCTCTTGAATATGCGATAGAATAGTTCCTGCTAACGCTTGTGCGAGTTGCGGTGACTGTGGAGTCATAGTAGGGTCACTAAGCATAGCTTGGTGAACTGCTATGTGTGCATCGTGGTCTTGTGCCGCAAATGCTTTCACTGGTCTACCATACATCATTGCATAGTTTTCTGTTGCAGGGTCTTTTCTTTTTGCACCCATTTCCGGTAGCAATATTTCATCTACATTTTTTACATCGAGAGCTTCATACAATCTTTTGTATGCTTCTTTCATATCGTGTATTTGTGGTGCTGCTGCTGCCGCTTGTAGTTGTGTTTGTGCTAGTAAAACTCTTTGTGCCGTAGAAAAAATATTAGGGTCTGAAACTGGTAGGATATCTACATTAGAATCAAAATCCTTTTTAAAGATAAATCTATTATCGCCTGCTATTCTATAAGGATAATAGTCTGGCATAAAGTCTTGGTTTATTCTTGCAATAACTTTAAACTCTTCTCTTTGTGCTTTGTGTAATCTTTTGTGAATAGAAGACATCACTTTAATGCCTTGTTCTAATAAAGCTATAGTTGTTCCTACAGGTGCATTAGAATTCATATCACCAACTTGTAAGTCAGTAATTGCAGCTAATCTTCTACCCTCTTGTGTCATTGAACCAAGAAGAGCAAATAAAGTTTGTGATGGTTCTTTAAATGGTAGAGGTACAATTGATTTACGGATATCCTCTCCGTATCCCTCTACATCTCTAAACTCACCAAAGCCTACAGGTTGTTCTCCCTCTACACGCATGCCTCTAGCTTTAAAGCCACCGGGTAG